ATTGACGTCTTGAATCCAATTTGCTGAGCCACCTTTTTTTAAAGCAACACCAATGCTGCCTTTTTTCTTAACGACTCCGCCACCACGAAACATTTGACCGCCTCGCATTCCCATGTCGGGTTTGTAATATCCATGAGTCATGTCTCTACGAGCAGTACTCATAGGACCGCCTCATTGCTTCTTAACTCGGCCTTGTCCTCTTAAAGATATATCACCCATCTTATTTATTAATTTTTTGGTTTGGTCTATCGCCCCATTTTCCATAAGACTCATCTCTACGATCTTTCATAGATTGTGTCTTAGTAGATTCTGCTCCAGTTCTCGCACCTAAAGATTCATCTTCTCTATCTTTGTATCCCTGCTTCTTAGCAGTTTTACCACTTTTGTACGGGAATCTAGATTTATAGGGTCTTGATCCAAAATCATTTCTCATAATTTTCTCCTCAGTTATTTATATTTGTTTTGCCTACCTGTGTCTAGTTTATTTTTTATCGTTTATGCCGACTGCAAATTAACTGCAGAAGGTCCTTTTTGACCTTCTCAACTTCAAATGTTAGCGCATCGCCTTCATTTAACTGTAAGTTTGCGGCTCTAGCTGCTGACGAATGTACAAAAACATCTTTTTCTTTGTCATCTCTTGCAATGAAACCATAACCTTTAGTCGAATTAAACCATTTAACTTTTCCGTTTATACTCATTTTATCTCTTTCTCTTTCCATTTCTAAATATTTGAGTTCCCTTTATACCAAATATGCTGGCGCATACAAGTATCCAGAGATTTGTGAACCATGACGGCAGTGCCGCAAAATGTTCAAAGAACATTTTTATCTTTTCCATGGCCGCCGGATCGTCTGACCAGACCCCCCAGGCCAAAATTATTATGGGCAATGTGAGAATGCAAAGGACAATTTCGTCCTTGTAGTCGTTTTGCCGGGCCTCTAAAAGTTTTCCCTGGTAAGTTTCCTCGCCGCTGGCCATCTTTCGCGCATGCATATGTTGTGCATCCGCCATAGCCATCTTTGTCTCTTGACGCTTTTTGTAAATGTGAGTTCCAGCGTTAAGAGCTAATTTTATAGCACCAAACCACATACTAAACCCAGGTTACGTCTTTTTGTCGTCTAGCAGCGCCTGAGCCAGAAACAGGTTGTTTGTTTCCAACTGCTAATTTAGATTTTCCTCTAATGCTAGTTTCTGATCTAGGATCAGTTATAACTTTAGATGCTTCCATCTTAACAGGCTTACTTTTTTTATAATTCCACGCCATTATGTGCTCCTTTTTTTATCTATGTTTGTTATAGTGCCTTTATTGGCAGATGCATAGAAAATTTTTTCCCCTTTTTTCTTACCATACTGTTTTTTCATTGATTTTATAATTTTTTTACCTTTATCGGTTAGCGGCACCGTTGCCTCCCTTAGGTTTCATTCTTGCAAGTGTCAATCTGTTCTCATTTGCCATTTCTTGCTTCTCAATTGAAGTATCAGCTCTTAATTCTGCTAATTCTTCATCTTGTTCAAGCTTATCATCCGTAATATCTCTATTTTGAACTAATTTAGCTTGATCAATTTCTAATTTTTTCTTCATTTCTTGTTGCTTACGTTCATTTTCCATTGCTCTTAAATCAACTTCTCTAGATTTAAGTTTTAAAAGTGGATCATGATCAAATTGAGATGTAATTTTCTTCTCTTCCTTCATAAAGTCTTCAGTCATTTCTGCAATCAACACTGCTTTTCGTGCTTCAATAGTTTGAGTGATTTGTTGCACCTGTTGTTGCGCTTGTGGATTCTGTGCTGCTTGTTGTGAAAGCATTTGTAATTGTTGTATTTGCTCTCTAAACTCTAATTGTACTTGTTCTTGAGCCATTAGACTAATATGCTCTAATATATTTTTCTGTAATGAAGCCATAACCGCTGGATTATTTCTAACCATGTTAGTTGACATAAAATTTAAGTGCGCTGTAACGTGTGCTCTATGATCTTGACCAGGAAAAGCTTGAAAAGGTTTTCCTCCTAATGCATCGATGTGTTCTAAAGATGGATCTTTAGGTGCATTGGGCGCCGGTGGTGGTAAAATTCTATCAATATCTTTTATTCCTAACGCTTCATACATTTTTCTAAATGCCATGTATAAATTGTGCATTTGTGGATTAGACATTGCTAATTGTAATCCAGTTTGTGCCAATGTTAGTCTTTGTGACATTGAAAAAATGTTTGGATCCGCTACTGGTAATACATCTACTTTTTCATCAAAATCAGCTACTTTAATATTTCTTTGTCCACCCACAACATCGTATGGATATTCAGGTGGTAGATACTGAGCAAATACTTTTGCTAGTAATTTAAATTCTTGTTTTAGAGCTACATACAATCGTTTATGGATTGCTGACATTACTCTTGAACCCCGTTCTAAAAGAGCTACGGTCGTACCAACGGCTGCGCCTTGGTTCCCGTCCCCGACCTGCATGTCAGCAATGGACGCGAATCTCTGTCCTGCTTGAACTACAATTCCCATCAACTGCAATAAAGTAGCTGAAGGTTCCTTGTATGGTAAAAATACAAATGCATCTTTTAGATTACCACCAGGCGTATCCACATCTTTGAATTCTCCTGGTTGTATTGGTTTAGCGTCATCTTTAACTCTGACACCTCTTTGTTTAAATCCGGCTGGTAAATTAGATAAAGTTCCCGCGTCTAATAATTGACGGAGAGCAGACGTTGCTGTTCTGCTCAAGCCGCCAATCATATGAATGAGTCCAAAGCCATAAAATCCTAGTCCTGGCAGAAACTTGAAGTGGACGAAATATTGGACTTTATTTTTTAGTGGATCATTGGGCGCAAAGTTTCGTCTGATTGACAAAACTTTTTGACTACCTTCTTCGACTGTAACGACGTAAGGTAATTTTATTCCTGTTGGCTCACCATCTTGACCAACATCTTCGAAACCTTCTAAATCCAGATTCACGTGACACTCTAATAAATTATACACGCTTTCTGTTCTTGTGGATTTAGCGGTTCCTTCTAATTCTCTTTTCTTATCAACAACCTTGTCTGCATCTACATTGACAGGTTTTGTTAATTCAATATCAGAATAGAAACCAGCAACTTGCTGTTTTCTTAAATCATTCTCTGATATTTTTACAACATGGACCACCGCTTCCGCATCGTCTAATGAGGTAGCCGTATACGGAACTACGAGGTCGTCTGCTGGAACGAACTTTGAAACAGCTCGTCCTAATAAATCATCATAGTATACTTTTTTAAAAGTAGAGCCGCTAAGCGGCAGATGAAATAGCATTTGATCAAATTCAGGTTCATATTCCTTCATCTGATCTAGAATTTGATAATTCATAAAATCTTTAACTCTTTGTGATTGAGCTTCTTTAGCAGGATTGGATAAACCCATAACTTGAGTTCTAACTGGTCCATCTGCTGGTAATAATTCTTTATAAGCTAGAGCTTGAAACTGTGTAACAGCTTCAGCTAAAACAGGGTGAGTAGCACCGGATGCTCCTTGGAAAGGTTGAGTTCTATTATCGTATTTAAATCCTAACAAATCTAATCCTACAATGTAAGCTCTTTCCCAATCTCCACGTGAAAATTTATATTCTCTGTAATCGTTTTGTAATTGATTTCCAATTTTATCTGTTATGTCTTCAGGGAGTAAATCATTTAAATTTGCAAAATGATCACCTTCGTCAGGCATGTCCACTCGACTAGGATCAAAATCAATGGTTGCTCCCATCTCATCTTCAGTAACTTCTACTGGACCTTTTCCTAATTCTTCCGCAACATCAACTTCCTCGAAATTTTCTTCAACAACTTCGTCTTCGGGACGTTTAATATTAGGGAGACCTTTATCAATATCTGCCATATTTTTTCTCCTGTATTGGTTTATCTTGTTTTTTATCTTTAATCAACCCTTTAGGATCTGGTCCTTTTAAAGGTGGAATAGCATTCCATTTAACATGTTTCATGTTTTTTACAAGTGTTGAGTTTTCTTTTACCATTTCTTTTTCAAATTCATTATGCCACCTTCTGCCATTTTAGAAACACCACCGGCTTGTGCAAT